GGAACGTAAGCTCGATTACCTTGTCAGCTGTTTCGTTGTATACAAACATATTCATTGTGACAGCGTAGTCTTCTTTATACGATACTTCACATGGAGAGGCTTCTTCGCTAGGGCGAGCAACAAAACATTATCAGACTTCAAATATCTATGGCCTACAAGACATTCTATATGAAAACTATCGAAGGCTTCTCTACTGCTTCGGGAGGAGTGAATATACCTCCTGCTATCAGAGAGGCGTTTAATCAGCAACGCCAACAGCAAATACCACAGGCCCAACAGGCTATATACCGTGTACCACCTACAACAACCCCACGCGAAACTATCGCTTAATAATGAATAGGAGATTATAATGGCTTTACCTAAAATTGACGTGCCTTTGTTCCAAATTGATATGCCTTCCACTAAGAAGCAGCTATCGTGCAGACCGTTCCTCGTAAAGGAAGAAAAGATCCTCTTGATGGCTCAGCAATCGGGAGATGACAGGGAAATCATTTCTGCTGTTAAGCAGATCCTCAACCTCTGTATCCAAGATAAAACTTTCAATCCCGATGATCTAACTACGTTCGATCTCGACTATATGTTCCTCAAGCTTCGTGCTCGTTCGGTCGATAACGTGGTCAAGCTAACATATAGAGATATGGAAGATGATGAGACCTACGACTTTGAAGTCAACTTAGACGACATCAAAATGGAATATCCAGAAGGTCACGAGGCCAAGATCTCAATCAATGATGAAATTGGTTTGATTATGTCATACCCCACAGTCACAATGCTCGAGCGTATTCCAGAAGGCGCTACAGAAATGGAAGCAGCTGACTTTCTCGTAGACAGTTGTATTGATAAGGTATATGACGCTGATACAGTGTATAACGTGTCAGAGCAGACTGAAGACGACCTACGTCAGTTCATTGATAGTTTAAATGTAGACGTATATCAGAAGATGAGAAAATTCTTCGCTACTATGCCTAGACTCAATCACGTATTAAAATACAAGAACTCTTTAGGAAATGAACGGAAGATTGAGCTGAAGTCGCTCAAAGATTTTTTTATGTGGGGCTGAGTCACACCAGCCTCCACAATTATTATAGGACTATATTTGCGTTAGCGCATCACCATAAATACTCTATTAGTGAATTAGAGAATCTCATTCCGTTCGAAAGAGATATTTACGTCGATATGATTAAGGAATATCTAGAAGAGCTAGAAGCGGAAAGAAACAAGTAGCATGAGTCTTGCTGGAATTGCAAAATGGTTGGCTGGCGCTGGAGTCGTTGGCGGTTCTGCTGGTCTTACCGGCGGCATTGGCATGGGCATAGGCCAAAGTCTCCTTGGCAGCTTCAACGGCCAACCAACTGGAGGAGCCGATTTAGGTCCAGCTGGCGGAGCTCTCGTGCCTCAGGGTGGCGGTGGTAGTGGCACTAATGCTGCTCCTGGCAGAACTGTAATTGTATCTGCTCCAACCCCTGCTCCGGATCCTTCCTTAAAAGTTATTGTTGGTCTTGTTAGCCAAGCTCTTAGCTCACTAAACAAAATTGATTCAAATATTAGTGCTCAAAGGTCTGAGCAAGCTGCAGCAGCATCTGCGAGCGCTAAACAACTACGCGAAGCCACTCTTGAAGGGGGCGGAAAGGCTGAACTAGCTGCCTCTCCGCAAATGGGTGGTACTACTGGGGGATCGGGGCTTCTTGGATTATTAGGTGCCGCTGCTGGTGCGGCCGCGCTGACTAGATACATGACGCCAGAGGAGACGGCAAAATCAGAAGCTGACAGAGCTGGTTCTCCTACAACGGGTCAGCCTGGAGAAACCAATGATTCGGCCGCCCCTAACAGCAATACTCGTGGAAATCCTATATTCGACCCACTTAAAGGTGCTGGAACGGGAAGAAAGCAGCCTGGACTGGGTCTTCCGCGCTCTAATGGAAGAAAGCACCAAGGAATAGACTTATTTGTTCCTATCGGCACTCCGGTGTATGCTATTGCTGCTGGTAAAATTATCTATAGCCATAAACGACCAAGTGGTGGGTTTGGCATAGCAGTAAAGATAGACCATGGTGGTGGGTGGACATCTGCTTATGCTCACCTTAGCGAGGCTGTGTTTAACATTCCCGAAGGGAAAGGTGGTAAGACTGTCAAAAAAGGTCAACTGATAGGCTATACTGGAGACACAGGTAACGCAAAAGGAATGACGGGAAAGAATGCCCATCTACACTTTGAAATCCGTTACAAAGGCACTCCTCAAGAGCCTAGTCAGTATTTAACAGGTCAAAAAACAATACCAGGAACAGAGGACGCAGAGGCCACAACTAATGATAAGCCTCCCGTAAAGGATACTGCAGATGCCGCTCCTGCTACACCAAAGGATGACAAGCCTCCTCAGGCTAAGCCAAACGCGCCGCGCGATACAATAGAAGATTTCTTAGATAAGATCAACCCATTTGGCAAGACCGCTGCTGCTACGCCTACCACAGCTCCTTCGGCTATGGAGGATCCAAATCCTGCTGGCCGTAAACCAGAGGCTATGCTCGCAACCTTTACTCCCGAACAAGCTCCTACACCTACTAATCGCGATCCAAAGGTTACGCTTGCATCCTATACTCCCGAACAAGCTCCTACACCTACAAGTAACCTATCTGCTCCTAAGAGGCAAGATCCTAGCGACTTTAGTGATGTTGCAGCGCAACGTGAAGCAGAGGCGAAGGGTCCACGTACAGATCCAAATAGACTGACAAATGATGATAGTGGACAGAACTATTACGATGGTCAACCTATATCTCAAGATGAAGCTAGAAGAATCAGAAATCCAGCCCTTTTTGGGTCCAATGATCAAGCTGTTATGGAGAATAGTACTCCAGTATCTCAACCAGCTTTATTTACTATGGCCGCGTCACCCGCGATTAAGCCAGCCCCAACACCAAACCCTGGACCTGGTACTCCTAACATCCCTAAACCAGTTCTACCTAACATGCCAGCTAACGACAACGTACTTACGTGGTGGGAATGGCTTAAAAAGATGTGGAAACAAGGCAAGCTGACAGAAGCTATTGAAGAGTTTGTAAAGAAGTTTGGTGATAAGTTTAGTTGGTTGAAAAATGCTAACATCAAACGTCTTATCTTTCTCGCAATTTCTGCTGGTGTATCTTGGGCAATATTCTCAAAAAACAATAGCAAGCCGGAAATAACTCCAGCCCCTACCCCTGATGCTAAGCCAGATGCTAAGCCAGATGCCCAACCAGCTCCCTCAGCGGTGATTGCGCCAGATCCAGCACCAGCGCCTGTACCAGCCCCTAAGCCTGAGGATAAACCAACTCCGACACCAATCCCTGGCGCGACTCCAGAGAGGCCATGGGGTCCACCACCCGTGCCACCTGTTGTTATGCCTCCTGCTCCTAGTGGGCCTGGTGGAAAGTCAACTCTTCCACCCGAAGCTAAAAGAATATATGGTCAAAGTCCAGGTTTAACCTTTAAGGATAGAGAATATGACCCTGAGCGAGCTACTGGTGTATCCCGTGGAACAGGACAACTAGGTCTTGGCCGTAGCGAACCTTTAACAGGCGTCATTGGCGAACCATTGTTACTACCACCTACTCCTAGCTTTACGCCGGATAAACGAGCGAGTGCTATTGACTCTATGTCCAGAGAGAGGGAAAAGAGTAGCAGAGCTCCACTTAAATTTGATAGTGGCACTCCTGATGCGTATACTCCTCCTGCTAAAACACAGCTTGCGAGAAATCAATCACAAGCAGCTAGTGGTGGATCTGGAGCTAGCCCAAGTAGCGTGCCTAACCCATCAGCATATGATATTGTAAAAGAATACCAAGTGTATTTCTTAAACGCTTCTGCCATCGCGCCGACAACCTAAAAAAAAGAGGTGGTAGGATTTCTCCTACCACCCCAGTCTCACTCGCGGCGGGCGAGTATAGGTATTAATCGTCCTCAGCAAGACCCTTGAAGAAAGCCAGATCGTCATCATCGTCATCAGCTGCTGCAAATGCTTGAGCTGGAGCTGATGCTGGTGCCTTAGCCTCTGAGGCTGGTGGCGACCAAGGAAGATCTTCATCTTCTTGAACACTACGCTGTTGTGGTGCAGCCGAGGCATTCCCAAGAGCCTTATCGAGGCGCTTCTTCAACTCATCATATGACTTGAAGTTCTTAGGAGCAAGAAGTTCCTGAAGAGAATACTGTGACTTCCAAGTTGCTTCCATCTTATCATCGTCATCAAACAACGGACCAGCTGGTTCAAACTCAGACTTGTCGTAGTTGGTATAACCTTCTACCTTACGAATCTTCAACTTGAAGTTAGCACCGGCCCAAAGGTCGAATGGATTGATAGGGGATTCGTCTTCGAACTGAGGATTCATCTGCTCATTCAGCTTGTCGAAGATCTTCTTACCATAACGGAAGAGGAAGACTTTACCTTCGTTAGCTGGATTAGCGGGATCCTTAACGACATACACGTTCGAGTAGTAGTTAAGCTGACGCTTCTGCTTACGAACGGTTTCCTTGTCCTTATCAAGACCAGAGTTCCAAAGCTGCGAGTTCAGCTCACCGATTGGATCCTGTTGACCAAGAGTGGTAAGCGAATTCTCGATGTACCAGCCACCTGGGCCCTTAAAGCCGTGCGACCAGATACGAACGAATGGAACATCCTCACCACCAGGAGCAGGAAGGAAACGAATGACAGCATATCCGTTACCAGACTTATCGGTCTGGCACTTCCACATGCGATCATCATCGCTACGGTCATTGGCGTTGGAATTGAGTTTGGAAAGCTCTTGGTTGAGCTTCTCGAAGCTATTCGACGACGAACGCTTCATTTCAGAAAAAGAAAATGACATATAATTATCTCCGTGTTTTTACATATGGTTTCGTATATTATTGTATGATGAAGCTATGCTTCGGATCTATTTATCTCTAATACTTGCTTGACTAGAGATTTTAGTTTCTTTTTATCATACTTTAGGAAGGGCTGATACTTGATACACTTGGTCCTAATACTAGGCCAGATAACAGTATCAGTTATCCTTTTATCCCATATAGGGAAGAAAGACAACAGTTGATTGAGAATAGTTAGAGTCTCAATCGAGACCTTGCCTTGTTTGTAAAGTGTGAGCAGCATTGGATGCTGCCCATCTTTACATTTGAAGTAGGACAGGAAGTCCTCTTCGATACTGCTTAGCTCTTGGGCGAACCTATACGAGATAGATTCAGACCTAGCGAGCCAGTCAGTAAAGTGCTGTTCGGATTGCTCCGAAAAGAGATCTCCGACCCACTTGGAGGTGTCGGAAGAGATGAAGTTGGCGACGAGGAAGTTGACAGGGTCTCTGTGCTTTGCGAGCTTTTGGAATTGGTACTTGTCTCGTCTGCGATTGTAGGATTCTTGGTTGGCATTAGTTTTTCCATTATATTTAAAGAAATCATAAGATGGTTGGGTGAAGTGCATCTTCACTGCCATGTATAACTTATAAGCTTCAAAAGGGGTCATAATATCTCAAATAGGTAGCTTGGCAGTCTTTGGCAGAAAATTCAGCGCTTCACCCTCCGTCTGTATGTGGGACTTGATCCTCTGATTGCTCCGGATCATCGATGCTGCGGTTTCTACTTCAATATCGTTCTTTTCGCAGAAAAAGACAACAGCATCCATGTAATTTAAGTTGTGTGTATTAACTAATAACTCAACTTCTTTGTAGAATCTCTCGGTCGATAATGCCTTAGCAAACTTTAGTTCATCCACAATAAATCATCCTCTATAAAAAATATGCGCACCGATCTTAGTTGTACGATCAAAGACTCTGCCCCACGATGGGCTCACGTAGTCTGCGTGGTAAAACTTTGCGCCACGTGTCACATCACCATAGTTACCTAGGTATACGTGTTCTGCAATCTCTTTCGCCTTTGCGAAAGCAACATTGTCACGAATTCGCTTTCCTCCCTCACACTTCCATGAAAATTGGCATACGCGCGCAGTTCTCTGATTGATAACTCCACATGGTGTGCTTGGGAATCTTTTATCTTTTGCACGGTTCATAACAACATTGTTGACCGCAATACGCCCCTTAACGGGCTCATGACCTGCTTCAAAATATGTGTTTGTAGCCATGCATTGGATTTGTTGTTTGTCGTACTTGCTTAAGTACACAGGTTGTTTAACAACTACTTCTTTTTCGATTATTTTAGTTACCGGGACCTTCACGATCTTGACTTCTGGTTCTTTAACTGGCATTGCAACTGCTGCACCTGCAGCAAACATCAATCCAATGAAGAATCCTTCTGCCCAGCGAAGGTATGGGAAATCTTTTCTATTTTCGAAAAGTTTCATGTCTGTCCTCTTAGTCTCAATGACTTTGGCAAACAGAGACTACTGTACAGGCATCCCAGCCATATAGTTTTCTGCCGCTATAAGAAGATACAAGTTATACATGATGAGGTATCTTCCATCCATTTCCCTCTTACTGGAAATGCAAAATCATTAGTGTTTTCGTCGGTGGCATCCGTATGATGCCGCTTTCTAGCCATCTAAGACTTGAAGTTTTTGTAAGAGTCAATGGAGGGTGTCAGACCTCCGTAGTAATCGTAGTATTTATAATGTAGAAAGCCGTGAGTACGATCAACGGTGTATAATACACGATAGATGTACCTGTAAGTTTCCTTCCACTGTCTCTATAATATAATACAGAAACAGTGGAAAGTCAACAGTTTACTTACTTAGTATTGACAAAGTCTTTCAGCTTCTCTGCTTCCAACAGAATTTCTTCGGTAGTTGGATATACAGGAACTTCTGTGAGAACTTCGTTCTTAATAGCTGCATTGTTTGTAGCTTTGGACCACTCGGCGTGGAATTTTTGCTCTGCTCTAGCATTTGCGAGCTTTAGAGCTTCCATACGAAGAAGGTATGGGGTATCGTTAGTCATAGGTATTTCCTTTGTGTGTAGTGTGTACGCCCTTAGTGGGCATTGTATTTATACGAAAGGAAAATGCTGGTTACTAAATCCAGCGATGACATTACGCTTCATCAGCTCAAGCCCCTAAGGTGCCTTTTCACGCCAACACTAACGTAGTTGGCTACGGCAGCCTCATTAGAGGGCGTATCGCTCGGACGATACAGCCTTCTTCATGATAGCTTCTGGAGTGAAACCTTCCATGTCAGCGGCCAAGACCGACTTCATGATTGAAGGAGAGAAACCAGAGACCAGAGCAGTGCCCTTTTCGTCAAACTTGACGGGAACATTGTCTGCTGCGTTTAGGTTCCAGAATACGACAGACGGTGCTTCGTATCCCGCAACTTCATACTTGCGGCGGATCATTTCGATCGCCGAGTCGTCATAACCACGGCAACAGTTGAACTGCATGTCCGAAAGGATCAGAAGAACCTTAGGCATGTCACCAGCTTCAACATCGTTGCTTACGGCAACGCGGAGGATCTCATCGAATGCCTTGTGAAGGTCAGTCGACATTTCCCAGTGCGAGCTTTCCATCTGACGGATCTTCTGCGAGAGAGTCCCCTTCAAGTGCTGGAAAGTAGGACGGCTAGAGAAGGTAAGGAACAGGTCCTTAAATGCTCCAGTGTTCTTGTCTGCAAGGTAAAGACCAAGCGAGACAGCAACATCGAGGCAAGTGGTTGCATTAGGCTCATGCTTACCACCGACAGCGGCAGTCATCGAACCCGAGACGTCAACCAATGGCAGAACCATTGCATCACCAACAAAGTTAGGCAGAGCCTTCCACTGTTCGTCTGCAAGAGCAGCATCACCACGACGCGAGTTCTTAACGATGTCGTACGGATAAACCGCACCAGCGTTAACCTTCGCAACCTTAGGATCACCCTTCTTGAGAGCTTCCTTATAGGCAGTGAATGCATCAGGTGCATTCTTACCGAATGCCTTCGAGTAACGGCTCATAGCCAGCGAAGGAACGTGTGAGAAGTTGATCGAGTCGAACTCCTTAGCACACATTGCAGTCTCGACGACCTGAGTCAGCTCAACAAGACGCTTACGGTAAAACTTTGGCGACCAGCCAAATGCCTGACGAAGTTCGATCGAAATCGGACCCTTACGTGGCATCCACTTAGCACACAGACCGTCACCGTTATCAAGAGCACTCTTGATCATCTCATAGACGCGAGCCTTGACATCAGCGTCAGTGAAGACCAGAAGGTCATCCCAACGACCGATCTCGGTAGCGTTCAAGAGGATACGAGTGTTCAGAAGCTCGTCCTTGTAGTTAGCCTCAAGGAACTTAAGGGTCTGTCGGAAAAGCTCACGCTCACCAGCACCACCACGGACGTCACGAGCCCACTGAGCGACACGGAGTGCCATCTCACGATCTTCGTGATACGCCTTTTCAAACTGCTTGGTAATATCCTTACCACGCGAAGCCCCGATCTTGAAGAACAGATCGGTAGTGTTGGAAAGAGTTGACTCAAGTGCCTTCATACCGTTAGCGGTACGAGCACGAACTGGGGTTGCAAGAACTGCGGACTTAAAAGACATATTCATTCTCCA